CTGTAGTAGATTCCTCCAACACCATTTGGTGTTGAGATCAAGATTGCTCTACCACCTGTAGATAGAGTCGGGAAGAGTCCTGTCCACAGGTCTTCCAGAGTTGGGATCCACGCTGCCTCATCAACGATCAACAAACTAACAGCATCAGACCTTCCTGCATTCTCAGATGTTGCTGTTGCAGTGATCTTAGAACCATTGTCAAACTCAACTTCACCCTTACTGTCACCCACAACCTTTGGGAGTAGCAACCACTGAGGAAGATGCTTGATGATAGTCTTGACTTTTCGTACGAATGTCTGGGCAGCGGGCAGTTTTGTTGCAATCACCAAGATGTTCTTCTCTCGATGAAAGATCGCCATCCACGCACAGTACGCAGCTGTCACTGTTGAGAGACCCAGCTGCCTTGCCTTCAAGACTATGTTGAACCTATATTTCTCAAACGCATCAATGCAGTCATCCTGAAACGGATACGTCTCAAACTCAACGAGACCCTCAACTGGATGCTGTACCTTGCAGTACCTCTTCATGAAGTACTTTGGGTCTTTTCCGCAACGAAGTATCTCTGCTACATACTCTCGCTTTGCACTCGTTGACGTTGCCATCAACTAGTATCTAGTACACACGTCCCAACTGAAGCAAGCACAGTTTCATGACTCATGAAGTATGTCTCAGCACTGTACATGTCACAACGGGTTGATCTTGTATTGATCAACCCGCTAAAGCACCAAATCACTTTGATTTTACATCACAACCAGTAGCCTTCAATAGGATCATACTCTAGTCGAACATTTGTAAAGCCTGTATGCTCATCTGCAAAGGCTCGCAACACGCCATTTGATTCTACGACCTCAAACATTTGATTGGGATCAAACGGCTCATCACCCATTTCAAGTGCGTATTTCCATGAAGCAGCTGCCTCAGGCATCAACTCACTCAACTCATCAAATGTCACAGTTCGTCTGCCATCTGATCCTCCCACTGCATTCTCAACCTCTTCACGAATAAGTTTCCTCAACTGCCTGACTGTGATCTTCATCTCTCGTTCTCCTCTTGGTAACTATCACACCTGTGAGAATATACAAAAAAACGCTCTCATCCAACATCAAATGTGAATGTTGCTCTGTAGTACGCTCTCCTTAGAGGACTGTGGACACCCATACCAATGATCTCAATATCATCATTTCGTGAAGTCTCTTTTACCTTGATTGCTCGACCCGCAAGATCCTTATACGCAGCTTTCACATGAGCCAGTGCAGCATACACAACTTTCTCTGCCTCATCGATCTGCTCTGCTTTCATTGTCTTGAACATTCCTGTTGAAGAGAAATTGACAATCGTGATGTACTTTGCGATCAACATTGACTGACCCGCAAGAGTGAACTTGACAGAACGAGATGATGTCATAGGTGTTGACGATCTTCCCCATGAGGTGTCGATCGCTTGACCCAAGTAATTGTAGTCAATGTCAATCTCACTTGCTGATCCATCAAGGAGTTCATCTCGAACAAAACGTGGTAGCTGGACTTCATCATACGGCATGATGTTAAGTATCATGACTCTGGTATCTTGACAAAGATCATCGGACGTAGGGCGACATGAGCATCAACATCTTCTTGTGGAGGGCGCCACCCATCTTGCCACTCTTTCCTTCGTGGGCGAGCCCATGCTTCAGAACAAGCATCACAGCACATTGAGATCCTATATGCCGCAACATCATCTGATGACCTCATTAGACGATCACACACGGGACACATAAGAGGAGTGACTTCACGCTTCATTCCCTCTGTGCTCAAGATGTCAAACCCATCATGATGCTCAACAACATACTTCATGAAATCACCTCATAGCACATACACAACTTTGGAGTCATGTTCATTCCTTGTCACCTCTATCGTTGTCTCCGCGACATCCTTGATTGCATCAAAATGAGAGATCACCACAACAGCTCTAAAGTGCTTTGCGAGAGAAGTAAGAAGCCTTCCTACCTGTTCCATCTGAACTGGATCAAGCGCTCCGAATCCTTCATCAACAAATAAGATGTCTGATCGTGGAAGAGTCGTCATGTTGCATAACGCTGTCCGGATTGCGAGGGAAGCCACCATTTTCTCCATCCCAGATGCAAGCTCAATGATCCTTCGTGAGTCACCATAGTTGATGTAGATGTCAAGCTTATCGCTGTCATCATCAACGGCAAACTCAATCGTAAAATCAACAAACCCAGCAAGGATGCTCATGATCTCTGTGTTGACAGCCGGGAGTTGAGTTGATATGATGTCACGAGGAATCCCTCGTTTTGAGAACGCAGCTTGAGCAACCTCATGTAGCTTGAGCTCAGACATCAATCGAGCATGTTCATCTCGTTTCTTGATGAAATTTGTCTGATCAGTCTCAAGACGACCAAGCTTCGTTGCACACTTCAACTGCATCGACTCAACTGCTGACAACGCAGCTTCAATCTTGTGTGCTTTTGAACGAAGTGTCACAGCTTCTACGTTCACTGAGTTATTGTATGCATGCTCAAGATTGTTCAACGTCACTCTCGCTTCTTCAAGAAGAGCAAGGTTCTTCTCATATGTGTGCTGACACTGGGATGCTTGGACTTCAAGTGATGCAACTTCAGATATGAGGTCAGACTTGAGTTCTTTCAATTTCTCAAGCTTGTGGATCTTTGACTTCAGATCTGAAGTCCTCACTACATCAACTTTCTTCTCAAGTACTTTCAACTTATCGTTCAACATCGACAACGCGGCTTCATGTTCAACAAGCGACACCTTGTTTGCATGTGCATCACGAATGAACTTGCATGTGGGGAACGCATCATTACACGGCACCTCACTCAAAAGTTTGAGTGACTTATGATATGTTGCAACACGACTCTCCTCAAGCTTCCTCTCAGACTTTGCTTGAGCAAGCTCATGTACACCTGTTGAGAGGTCGGACAACTCTTCACGCATCTTGTTTATGTCATGCTCATCAATGACAGCTGATACTCTAGAGATCTTTGAAGTCTTCTCGAGGATCTTCTCCTGCAGGGCATCCTTCTGTTGGACACACTGTGTGACAATGCCTTCAAGATCATCAACACGCTTACGAGCATGCTGGAGTTGTGAATCTGTCACAAGAGTCGGATGACCAAGTGTAGCCATGTCACTCTTCACAGAAGCAAGGTCAACTTTCAACTGGCAGAGACGAGACGCATGATCTTGTAACTCGGCATTGCACTGTTCTATCAATACAGACGTACCAACAGCTTCAGCATCCCAATCATGTTGACCCAAGTGACGGAGACCTGCCTTAATGTTCTTGACCTCCTCTTTCACAACATCATGTAGTTGCTCAAACACATCAAGGTCCAAGAACTTGTTGAGCATCTTCCGACGCAAGCTCTGCCCACTCTTGATGAACTGATCTATGTTTCCCTGAGAAGAGAGTGCTGTCACAAGGAAATCATCTGATGTCCCAATGATCGACCTGATCGTCTTATCACTATCAGTACGACCATCACCGTTCATCTCAATCAGCTCACCATCAACAACCTTGAACACATCAAGCGAATTAGACGCGTACTGCACATTCTTCTTTGTGTCATGTTTTGTTGTTGATCGCTCAATCACGTACTTTGCCGCACCCACATTGATGATCGCTCGAGCGCTGCACTGCTCTTTCCTGATATTGCATACATCAATGTTCTTGATCACGCCCCGGTCTGTCGTGTTGAACAGTGCATACATTAACGTACCCGGGATTGATGACTTTCCAAGTCGATTTGGTCCAAAGATACCAACGATTCCCCTAAGCTGTGCAAAATCAATCTTGTTGCCTGAGCCATAGCAAAAGAGATTATCAAACCTCAACTCCTCAAGTGACCAACGAACGTTACGAGCAGCATCTTCATTCACAGGAATTGCTCGTAACGTCTTTGATACAACATCATCAACTCTTGACCACTCATCATCACTCAGCTGTTGAATTGTTGTCCTCTTCACAAGCTTCATCAACACATCAGCACTGCGTAGGTCAGACCTCTTCAAATCACTATCATCGATTGATGAGATGACATCACTCCGGGTCGGAGCATCAACCTTGAACATCACCTCAGATACGTACTGTTCCTTTGCAACTCTCGTCAAGACCAACATATCATGTTGGCTTAGGTCAACACTACTCCTAATTCGGCAACGAGCACCCTCTGGAAGCTGCCTGATCTCATCTATCGTTGCGGGAACAGTACCCATCCACTCGACTGTCATGAAGGGCATCGGGTTGACAAGCTTATGAAACTTAACATCCCACTCACTACGACTCTTGATGTCCCATAGCAAGTAACCATGATCAAGTGACTCACCATAGTTCTGTTGCACACATGAACCAGGGTATGAGATCCACGGTTTAGGAACATCATCCTTATCTCTTCGTGTATCAAGGTGTTGGAGGCGATGAATGTCGCCCAACATCGCAAAATCATGTGCTGCAAACATCTCTGTGTTTACATCAGCTTCATCAACAAGCCAACCAACCTCTGTCTCTGCACCAACGACAGGACCATGATACGTTGCAATGTTGATTGCACCTCTCACGGGTACAATCGAAGACCAATTCTCTCTATCAAAGATGCTATAGACATGTAGTTTCGCACCACACATGTCATATGTACCACTCTTCTTGTGTAACCTAATGCGATCATCATCCAACAAGGAGACAATGGGAGTGATGGCATCTTGTCGTGTTGAGTTGATGAGTGACCCATCATGGTTCCCCAAGATAATGTGTACAGGTGCAACACTTGCTATCTCATTCAACCACCACTTCATGAAGTCAAGGTACTCGGGAGTTATCCCAGATGTCTTTGTGTGAAAGATGTCACCAGCTATGAAGATGCAGTCAACGTTCTGGTTAGATGTCTTCTGGCAGAAATCTGTGAAGACTCTCTTGTATTCTTCATGACGCTGGCTTCCGCGGATGTGAACATCCGCAATGTGGACTATCCTCATAGGACCAACCTCTGCTTCATGAGCCTATCAAGCTTGCTCTTAAAAGAGTCACGCCAAGTCCTTCTCTTTGCTTGTTTTAGACACAACGAAAACTGCTCGCGTGTCATTGACCCAGGATCAGAAGCACCCATTAGATCAACAACCACTGTATTAATACAGTACGATTCCAACAATTTCACCACCTTCTCAACCTTTGAACCGAGCATGTCAGAATCAAGAGCAAGAGCAACATGTGTGTCATTCAGCAATAACTGCCCAAAGAGGTATGACTCTTCACTGATATCAGAACCCAAGAGAGGTATCGCATTCTCACCGCAAACAAATGCGTCAAACACACCCTCACACAAAGTGACACGTTGGTCCCAATCAACATCAACTTCATTGAACACCACAGACAATTTGTCTACCTTGGGAGAGTCATACTTCATCAAACGGTCTTTATCAATCGCTCGAGCAGAGAAAAAATTCAAAGTTCCATCTGCATCAAATGATGGCACGATGATCCTACGACGAAACCTCCCATGTAATGTGACACCCATCCGGTAACGCCACACATCATCAACCGTCAATCCACGTTGTTGGAGATAGTACCATGCACCCTTCACATCTGGTTCCCACTGGGGTGCATCAACTAACAACATGAAACCAGGAGGCAGTCTAACCTGTTGTCGTTGTTCTTTGACTACATGTTGTTCAACACACTGCTTGTGTTGCGTAAACTTTGCAGCATACTGATCAAGAGTTGGTCGAGGCGCAACTTTACGAAGAAGAGGGATGGTTGAACGTGAAGACCACCCACACACCCAACAATGAACTAGGTCATCCTGTAGGTGAACAACAAGCTTCTTCTTTGAGGATCCTGTCTTTGCACAGAAGGGACAACGAAATGAAACATTCAAGCCGTCACGTGACAGCTCTCCCTTCCCAAGTACATCTTCAAGGAACTGAAGTTTCTCTAAGCTCTTGCTCAACTCTTACAATCTACAGCTTCTCAGTGAGAGGATCACTTGTACAACGCCATTCCTCCACGAGCAACAACGTATGCATCAACTTCATCTCGCGCAAAATTCTTGGGTTCGCCACTCTTCTTGAGTGGCCAGGTGATATGCTTCAACTGTGTCTCAGACATGTGCTTAAAGACCTGATCCTTTGCACACATCCCACACGCAGATGTCCTCATGACTCTAACTCCAGATGCCTTCCTCGCAGATGCGGCCGGAACATACGTGGGTTCAACACTCGTAAGTTTCCTGATCATGAAAGATGTCAACCCATTAAACTTAAGGAGGAGTGCAATCACCTGTGCTGATGACTGTCCAGATGCGAACGACATCATTGGTTCCTCAATGAAGACATGCGAGATGTTTGACAGATCAAGATTTGAGAGCTCACTCTCAATGTGATCAACTTTCTCCCAAAAAGAATTACACTTCTTGAAGTCAATATGAGTGAGAGTCACTATGTCACGGACGGATTCAAACACCTCCTGGGACGCATCAAGGATGCACACACCCGTGATGGACGTACTCACATCTAGACCTATGACCCTCTGCATAGAGTGACTATCACGTACTCCACACCTAAGTTAACTAACTTCGTGGTGTTTTCTTAAAGAGATCAACCTCTGTCACAAACTCAAAGGACGCATTGTTATCTTGACACCACCGACGTGCTGCATCTGCTTTTGCTTGAACGACTCTACCTGAGACTCTCTTAAGAGGTTTAATCTCTATGAGGAGCGTACATCCAGAACGCTTCACAAGCACATCAGGAATGTAATTCCTCACCTTCTTTGCTCTACCACACACATATGGGATCTTGAAGGGCTCAAACCAAAACTCAATCACATCAGGATCTTCATCAAGGCTCTGCAAGTATAACAACTCCCACCCTGAACGATACTTGCACGGACCACCCTTCTTACTCTCGTAGATACCCTTCTTTGCGCGTCTTGACTTTCGTCGACGTTTCTTCATATCAAATGTCAATCTTCACCTTGAAGGTGACAGCATCACTCGACCTCTTCTTGACCGGTTGTGCAAGGTTCATACGAGCAACAACATTCAAGTTGTCATCCAAGAACATCGCACCAGTGAGGTAGACAAAATTGTCTGGATCTGGATCATTTACATTGACAGATGCACTCAGAGGAGAAAAATTTGGATTGCTACTGCTATTGAACTCATTACGACCTGCTTGTGCATAGATGCTCATCACATTAACAGGTTGCTCACCCCTGAATGTCAATGACCACTCATCTACTCCAAAAAAGTAGAGGGAAGGTTGTTTGATCACAATCACACCTTCATTATAGAAGACACTTCCCACTGAACACCACCTTGCATGTGTTGACTCAGAATCAGCACGATACAAGCCGCCTGCGCCATCATCTCTCAACGTGATCCTAAGTGCACCTTGTGATCCACTCAGCGATGTATCAGAGAGTTCAATAGAACCTGGCATGATCCTACGCCCATACAACAGGTTACTCACATCAAAGAATGTCACCTGATTGGATGATGCATCGCGGGTGCGTTGGTATATCGTCAGTGGAGCACCAGTCTGCACTCCTGGGTCCCAGGTACCATCTACAATCGTCTTTTGAAGCTTGGAGGTGTAGTCCACAAACCTTGGGCCCGGAGACAACGTGGGTGATTCTGGAGTAAAACCAATCAGTTCATTCTCAAGTTCCTCAACATCAACATGCGAGTCCTCTGGAGATGTGAAAGCATCTCCGAATATCAACGAAGTACGTGATAACATGTTGTTTAGAGACACCCATGAGACATCGGTCACTCCAATATCATTCACGTATTTGTCACCCATCACTTCATTGTAGAGGATCTCAAATGAGGGTGTGAACAATCCATCATCACAAGGCATGATCGTCAAGTTGCGTTTAACAACCAGGGGATCACTGTACAAGAACTCATTCGCTGTTGACCAATCAGTTGTCACTGGGATTGCAGAGCCCGTCAACTTGTGAAGTCGAGGCCACACATCATTTGCAAAGTCTTTCACAAAATTCTCAATGTTCATGTAGTGGCCAGCGACACCAAACGACAACGCAACATTGAACGGGTCATTTGTAGTCCCATCAACCTCAAAGAAGGGTGTCTGTAGGATCCCACCATGAGTTGATACGTGTTGTCTAAAGGGTGACTCCTCTGTGAAGAAAGGAGGTATGTAGAGCATATATGTGTCATCAAGCTCATCAGGAGCTTGTCGGAAGCTTGATGCAAGTTCACGATCATTGACATAGATCGATCTCATCCAGATGTCATGAATCTCAGCTGAAAGTGGATGAGTGAACGCCCATGACACCGGCTCATCAATTGATGTTGTATTGCTTAACTCCTGTAGACC